GCTCTCCTTTTCAACTGAATTGATCCGTTTCGTTGTCGTTGTCGTCATGCTGTCCTTCCTTTTTCTCCTATAAGTAGTTGCTGGTTGAATCTGATCACTGCTACCAAGCTAATAGAGTGGTAATCGGTCTGTCAAATCTGAGGCTGAGTTGATAGGTCCAGATGATGACAGGAACAGACAAAAAGGAACAGATCAGCAGACAGTGAAAAAGGATGGAAGATGATGATGGAGGGGGTATGGCTTGAGACTTCTTATATACGATGGCTTCTACCCATGACAGAATTTTTCAGCTAAATAGCCGTTCTGTTTCTGTTCTGTTTCATCGAAACATGGCGAAATTTCCTTGAAACATGGGCTTGTTTCGCCGAAACAACCCGAAATTTCAGTGAAACAAGGAACAGTTAACAGATACTGTAATCTGTTAGTGTTTCACCCTACCCCCCTTTAGGGGGGGTATAGGGATGAAACACATCTGTTACTGATATAGGATATAGATATGCAGGAAAAGAAACCTTCAGCTTATGGAGTTCCGGGAATGCGGAGGAGTTTAGGTATGGAGCGATTCATAGGAAAGCTGCGACCGCAGATATTTCTGTCGATCATCCTTCTGGGGATAATCGCCATCATCGGGATGTTTGTGGGATTGAACGAGGTGACTGTCGGTTGTGTTGCAGGTATCATTGCGTTATCCAAGGATGTTTTGCAGAGTGACAGCTAGATGACCAAGAATAAACCAAGGAACTGGCTAAAAGATGCTGTATGGGAAGCTGACACGCATCCTCAGCCACGGCATATAGATGCTTACTTTGGATTTTCGGAACCTGATGGTATTCAAACCTCTCTGGTCTGTTTGTACATGGGTCACGGGGATTGTGCCCTGAAGGGCTGTGGATGCAAATGTCACTGCTTGCTCAAGGGAGATTGATATGACCCATATACCGGGACACATAGGGCCCATGCCGTTATTAGATGCCCTGCCCTTTGCCCAGTACATGCCCTCTTCCCAGTACGGGTTTGGGATGCCCGGTGGTGGGTTTGCTGATAACTTTCCGTCCCAGTTTCTCCCGGGGGTTGATTCTAACCAGTGGACCGGGTTGGGTCGAAACCAGTTTGACAGGCTTCCTTATCCGGGTGGGGTTAGTAATATACCTAACCCACAGACATTCTGGGAGGGTATACAGGAAAACCCCCTGACGGCGTTCATGCCCGGGCTGAGTACGGCATCTTACTGGGACGAGATGGGGCCTGTGGGCAAGGGTTTTTCCTTGGGCGCGGATGCTTTGGATCTGGCCGGGCTAATAGCCGGGGGAATTGGTACGGGGGCCACAAGGTCGATAACCACTCCCTTCAGGAGATGGATACAGAATATGGGTAATCCGTTTTCGGGGGTTTCCAAGGGAACTCCCTATACTGACCTTTCCAAGGTCAATGTTCCCAACCCGTTGGATGATCCTGCCTACCAGCTGAAGGTAATAAAGCAGCTGGAAGAGGCTGAGAGGATGAAACAGGTATGGGCTGCAGAGGACGCTGCGATGCAGGAGACAATGGCAGATCTGGTTCGGGTTAAAGAGTTGGGAGAACAGACTCTTCCTGCCAGAATAGTTGAAGATCTGGCAGAGACTCCCTTTGGTAACCCTTCTTCACGGGGATACGTGTTTACCGATGCATCTGATCCATATAATATTTTGAGGGGACAGCAATTTGACGCGGCCTTCAGAAGCCCATGGGATCCAGACACAATGTTTGCTTCTCCTCCGGGTATGGAATGGACTAGACCTTCTCTTGATATGCCCCCGGGCTCTAAGGGTGGCACCTATGGATCGCAGGATGTCTTCAAGTATGGTGAAGGGGTGTCCCCGAATATTCTGGGACATGAAATTTATCCCGGGCTTCAGAGCTATCCCACGCAGTCTGCAGTAAATTACCTTGATATCCTGAAGGAACAGCGGCAGTTAGTAGATAAGAACCTGAAGAAACTGCAAAACAGGCCGGGAGTTTCCGACCAGCCGGGAATGAAAGAGTATTATTCTATTGACAAGCCCGGGATCAGGGAGCTGACTCCGCAAGAGAAAAAGCTGCAGGATATGAAAGATCTAATCGAGGAGTCGCAGGCATCTGTAACCCGGCAGACCGAATTTGCAGATCTACTGCCGCCGCCAGTTTCATCTGTCGGGGCTCCACCGTGGGTGGGACCCCCTATGGACTATCGTTCTACATCCGGGTTCCCGTGGGAATATGCTCCGTGGTTGAGCGCGGCTGTAACCACCCCAGTAAGGGCACAGAGAAACCGGCAGTATAGACAGCAGGAGGCAGAGGAAGTCGGGCTGAATGAGGATGTCAACAGGTTCCTCCGAACTTACGGGGGCCAAGGGAAGTAACTACGGGAGGCTGATATGGCAGCAAAAAAACCCAAACGGGGTGACGGAAAGTACCACGGGAAGATCAACCCGGAGATGGTGAGGGCAAAACAGGATGCCTTCCTCGCAGCCTATGGCGAATGCGGAAGCCTCCGCGCTGCCTGCGAGGCTTCCGGCGTTGGAAGATCCACCGTTGGTGACTGGGTTACCAGGGAATACCTGCAGGACCTTGCCGTCAGCCGCATCAAGGACCAGAAACCCACCGATAACCCGGTCCTCCTCATAACCATGCTCAATGCCCACTGGCCCGAGAAGTACAGGCGCGACTCTCAGGGTGCCAGCTCCGGCATGAAAGAGATCATGTCAGAGTGGAAGAGATGGGTTAAGGAAAATAACAGGCCCTCAAAGAAAAGCCCCAGTATGACCGAGGCAGAAGAGGCCAAGATAAACGCGGTGAACGAGGTGGAGAAGATACTCTCCAAGAAGAGAGACCCCAATGATGAAGATAAGTGAATACCTAGAGGCTATGCTTGATGAAGAGGCACTGGAAGGGCTGCTGACCGCAGACGGTTTTGATGATGCCCTCATCGGCATCGGTGAGCGGATCAACCTCGATTCCGTTGCCGTATACGATGTTGACAAATGTATCGATATCCTTATGAGCCGTGACGGTATGAGCCGTGAAGAAGCAGTGGAGTTTTTCGACTTCAACGTAAGGGGATCATGGGTCGGGGAAAAGACTCCCATATGGGTATACATGAATCCCTATTACAAGATGTCCTATGACAACAGTCACTGACCCGGGCATAACGGAGTACCTTTTCTCCAAGCTTAACTTTGAACCTACCGAAAAACAGGATCCCATCCTGAACTGCCGGAAACGGTTCATCCTCGTTGCAGGGGGTGAGCAGGCAGGAAAATCCATGGTCGCATCCAAGTACCTCGTATCTAGGTTCCTTGAGAACGATGAACCCGGCCTCTACTGGCTGGTGGCCGCAGACTACGAGCGCACTAGGGCAGAGTTTGAATACCTCACTCAGGACTTTGCCACCCTCGGGATACTGGGAGAGGTCACCAAGCGAGTGGATCCCGGCAGGATCGTTCTCGCTGACGGCACCCGGATAGAAACGAAATCCGCGAAAGACCCCAGAACACTGGCTATGAGAGCCCCCAACGGCATCATAGGATGCGAGGCATCCCAGCTGGACCTTGAAACCTTCCACAGGATGCGCGGCAGGTGCGCCCCGAAACGGGGGTGGATGTTTCTCGGCGGTACCTTTGAAGGATCACTGGGCTGGTATCCCCAGCTCTTCCAGCAGTGGCAGCACGGCGGTGACGAGGAGCAGTCCTTCTCACTTCCCAGCTATTCAAACCAGTACCTGTACCCGGGAGGCAGAAATGATCCTGAAATACTTAGACTTAAAGCTGTTGCCTCTGACGACTTCTTTATGGAGCGTATTGAGGGCATACCGACACCACCGCAGGGACTCGTATTCGGCGAGTTCAGGCCGGACATCCATATCAGTGACGAGGCCAAGTGGTCCGTAGGTGACCCCGTCTACCTCTGGATGGACCCCGGGTACGCTGGTGCCTACGCAGTAGAGGTGGTGCAGGAGATCAACGGACAGGTCTGTGTCATAGACGAGATATACGAACAGGGCCTGATCACATCGGAGATCATAGATGTGGCCCAGTCCCGGCCGTGGTGGAAGGATGTGCAGGGCGGTGTCATAGACATAGCCGGATACCAGCATCAGGCCATGTCAGCCCCTGCCGAGATCTGGATGGATGAAACGGGTATTTATCTGGCCGCCCAGAAGATTCGGATTAACGAGGGAACCGAAAGGCTAAAGTCCTTTTTGAAGCCCGATCCGATTTCTAATGTCCCAAAAATCATTTTTAATCCAAACTGTCGCGGAATTTTGTCCGAATTCGGGTCCGAACCCAACCCTTTTAACGGACAAACGCAAGCCTATCGCTGGAGAACTGACCGAGATGGTAATATAGTGGGCGAATCACCCGAGGATAAGAACAACCACGGACTCAAGGCCGTGGTCTACGGTCTTGTGGACCGATTCGGGTACGGTCATTTACGCAACAACTCGTTCATCAAGGTCAAGAGGTGGTAGGTGGCTCGGAGAAAAGTAGAAGATATCATCAGTCTCGTAGAGTCGCATTACGAATCTACTGAACCCCTGCGATCTCGCATGGATGCGGATCATAACCTGTACCGCCTGAGTCCCTACGATGCAGGTGACGGCTACCAGTCATACACTTCCAACGAGCCACAGACCTATGCCGACAAGATAATCTCTTGGATGTCATCGGCAGACAGGGTGGTTCGGATACCACCCAACGGTAACCCCCGTAATAACAGGGAAGTGAATAACGACAAGGAAAGATTCATCATAGGCGCACTCCGCGCCGCCAATGAACGCCTTGCCAACAGGCTGCTGCCCAACCTCCAGAGCCAGCTGGCTTGGTACATCACCCTCCGGGGATGGTACGCAGGCAGGGCACTTCTGGTAAAAACAGAGAACAGCACAACACATATAGACATTACCCCGTGGGATCCAATGCACACCTACTGGGGCACCGATGGTGATGGGCTGGCATGGGCCTGCTACAAGATGAAAAAGACCCGTGTCGAGATAGAGTCCCAGTACAATGTCAGGCTCGGCACCGAGCGCATGGACGAGGACGGCATAGATGTATATGACTTCTATGACCGTGAAGACAATTTCGTGGCTGTTCCACACAGGTTCATCAAGAAAAGAACCGCCCACGGCGGCACGGGAGTTCCCGTGTTCATGGGACCCGTGGGAGCCAATCCCCTTATCCAGTCACTTGAGTGGTCCTCCATAGAGGACACAGTCGGGGACTACGGTGAATCTGTATTTAAATCCACGAGAGATCTGTACGAAAACCACAACTTTATGATGAGCGTCATGCTTGAGCTGACCGCAAGGTCACGCAAGCAGGGACTGAAGATTACCTCCCGGGACGGGCAGAAGACACTGGAAGAAGATCCCTACAAGGAAGGAACGGAAATCTCGCTGGCACAGGGAGAAGA